TCTGGCTACAACACGAACATTTTCCAAGGTGACTTAGTTACAGTCAACACAAATGGAACAATTACTCGCGTTGCAGCAGGAGACAATGCTTTGTGTTTGGGCGTGTTTAATGGCTGCGAATATGTGGATGCGAATGGTGATGTGAAATTCTCAAACCATTGGCCTGCAAGCGCAACTGGAACAAACATTTTTGCGAATGTCATTGATGATCCAAGTGCGACCTTTGAAATTCAAGCGAATGCAGCAATGCCTGTAGCCGACTTGTTTGGCAATTTTGATATTGTAGACAACAGCCCTGTTGGACGAACCGCAAGCGGTGTTTCCAGCATGGAACTTGCAGTATCAACAGGTGCAACCACAGCAGCCTTGGCTCTGAAAGCTATCGACATTTCTCAAGACCCTGAGAATGACGATGTATCGTCGGCTAATACAAATGTAATAGTCAAAATCAACAACCACCTGTTCAGTGCTGGCACTGCAGGTCTGGCATAAGAAAGGAGATAAGTTATGGCTATTTCTCGTTCACAACTTGTCAAAGAGCTTGAGCCGGGCCTAAATGCTTTGTTCGGCATGGAGTACAACCGCTACGACAATGAGCATGCAGAAATTTTCGACACAGAATCGTCAGATCGTGCGTTCGAAGAAGAAGTTATGCTTTCAGGTTTTGGCAATGCTCCTACTAAAAGTGAAGGATCAGGAGTATCGTTTGATGATGCTAACGAAGCGTACACCGCCCGTTACACACATGAAACTGTAGCTCTTGCATTCGCTTTGACTGAAGAGGCGATTGAAGACAATCTGTATGATCGTCTTGGCGCTCGTTACACCAAGGCACTTGCCCGTTCTATGGCGCATTCTAAGCAAGTTAAGGCTGCTGCAGTTCTTAACAACGCTTTCAACGCGGCGTTCACAGGCGGTGACGGTGTAGAGCTTTGTTCTGCGGTTCACCCGTTGGCTCAAGGCGGTACATTCCGTAACGAACCAGCTACTGCTGCTGACCTCAATGAAACTTCGCTTGAAAATGCTCTGATTGACATTTCAGGCTTTGTTGATGAGCGGAATATGATTATTGCCCTTCGTGGCACTAAGCTGATTATTCCACCACAGCTTCAGTTCATTGCAGATCGTCTGCTGGAATCGACCTTGCGTCCCGGCACTGCTGACAATGATATTAACGCGACAAAGAACATGGGTATGGTGCCAGAGGGTTATACAATTAACCACTTCCTCACCGATACTGATGCGTTCTTTATCAAAACTGATGCGCCAAATGGCTTCAAGCACTTTGAGCGTTCTCCCATGCGTACAAACATGGAAGCAGACTTTGATACAGGCAACATGCGCTTTAAAGCGCGTGAGCGTTATTCATTTGGTTTCTCGGACCCACGTTGCGTATTTGGTTCGCCCGGAGCGTAACCCGAACAAATGTTTGGTTTTGATTGGGGGCAGTTCATCTGCCCCCTTTCTTTTTTTGGATTGTTGTGTATTATTTGCTTATCCCTGACAGGCGCAAATAGCGTCTGACTTAACCCACGACAGGAGATAGACATGGGTACAACTACTTTTTCCGGGCCAATTCTGGCAGGAACAATCAAAGATACTACTGGAACAACCGTAGGCTCTGATATTAAAAATACAGGCCAAGTTGTCATGGCACAGTCCTTTACTACTGGCTCTCTTGCAGGCGGCGCGTCTGCTGCAAACGTCACTGACGTAGTTATTCCTGCAAAGTCTCAAATCATTGATATTGTGCTAGATTGTCCAACAGCTATGGGTAATGCTACTGCGGTTTTCAGTGTTGGCGATACTGCTGGTGGAAACGGCACATTTATCAACGGGTTTTCGATTACCGTAGCTTCTGGCGCAGGACGCAAGTACCCTACCACTGAAGCTGGTGGTGCATTGTCTTGGGCTGAAACATCTAACACAACAGATGTTCGCCTTACTTGGACTACCACAGGTGCTACTGACGCAGGTGAAATCAGAGCGACTGTTCTGTATCAGCAAGCCAGCAATCTTGTAGCATAAGGAGTAAGTAAATGGCTGGCCCAGTAACAGGATACAATGTAGCTCAAGGTGATGCTGCGGCCCTTATTGGGCCTTCTAGGTCTAGGCTTAGAACTGTTAATATCTATGCTGAAGCAGCAGGTTCATTTACTCTGACTAATGGGAATGGTGGCGCTACTATGATAGTGCAGAAATTTCCAGTAGGCATGAATGAGCTTTATATACCTGATGATGGAATGATATTCACTGATGGTGTGTTTGTTTCGGCGTTTACAGGTTCAAACAATGAGCTAACAATCTTTTTATCTTAAATGTAGTAGGGGGCGATGCCCCCTATTATACAGCAGGTGAGAAATGCCGCGTAAAAAAGAAAATCCGATACGGAAAACTACTGGTAAAGGCGGTAATTACCGCAAGACAAAATCAGGCGCTGGCATGACTAAAAAGGGTGTTGCCGCGTACAAACGCAAAAATCCCGGCTCTAAATTAAAAACAGCCGTTACAGGAAAAGTAAAAGCGGGAAGTAAAGCCGCCAATCGCAGAAAGTCATACTGCGCCCGTTCTGCTGGACAAATGAAGAAATTTCCAAAGGCGGCTAAAGACCCTAACAGTCGTTTGCGGCAAGCACGTAAAAGATGGAAGTGTTAATATGCCTAAAGACGCTTGTTATAAAAAGGTAAAGGCTAGGTACAAAGTTTTTCCTAGCGCATATGCCAGTGGTGCCATTGCGAAATGCCGAAAGGTAGGCGCTAAAAACTGGGGTAATAGTAAGAAAAAGCCTGTTAAAAAAGCGATGGGTGGCGCAATTGAGCCGAATAATAATTTTAGAAAAAGACCTGTACGCAGAATGATGAAAGGTGGAGAGGCTATAGCTAATGGGTGTGGCAAAGTCATGGGCAATCGCCGTAAGGTAACAAGGATGACCTAATGGCTGTTCGCAAAACAAAAAAGGGTGCTGCCTTAAAGCGTTGGTTTAAAGAGGATTGGAAAGACGTTAGGACAGGTAAGGCTTGTGGGCGCAAAAAAGGTGAAAAACGTGGCACACCATACTGCAGACCTAGTAAAAGAGTTAGTTCAAAAACACCAAAAACAGCGTCAGAAATGACAGCAACAGAAAAAAGAAGTAGAATTTCGCAGAAAAAACGCATTGGACAACCTGCTGGAAAGCCACGTAGGGTTAAATCCCTAAAAAGGAACAAGAAATGACTGTATCAGGCTCAAAAGACTTTGAATTAGACGTAGCTGATTACATCGAAGAGGCTTTTGAGCGTTGTGGTCTTGAGGCCCAAACAGGTTATGATCTGCGGACAGCAAAACGTTCTTTAAATCTCTTGTTCGCTGATTGGGCAAATCGAGGTTTAAATCAATGGACTATTGCGCAAAGGAGTTTCACAGTTACAGAGGGTGATGGTGAGACTAGCCTTGGTGCGGACGTTATAGATATATTGTCCCTAGTTGTTCGCAGAAGCGGTACAGATTATGCGCTAAACAGAATTAGCCGCGACACATACTTAAATATTCCAACAAAATCTACAAAAGGCAGGGCTACGCAGTATTTTGTAGATAGACAAATAAATCCGAACCTAAAAGTGTGGCCTTTGCCAGATAACAGCACAGATGTTATTTTGTATGATGCCCTTATTCGCATGGATGATGCAGATACATATGTAAACACTGCGCAAATACCATTTAGGTTTTACCCAGCACTAGCTGCAGGATTAGCTTATTACATTGCTATAAAAAAAGCCCCTGACCGCATTTCTCTTTTAAAACCTATTTATGACGAAGAGTTAAATCGTGCGATGGATGAGGACAGAGATAGAGCCTCATTCAAAGTATCGCCAGACTTGAGAAATTACCGATATGTCTAAATACGCTACAGGTAAATGGGCGTATGGAATATCTGACCGTTCTGGCTTCAGGTATAGATTGCGTGATATGCGCAAAGAATGGAACGGTCTTCTAGTAGGCAAGGATGAGTGGGAAGCAAAGCAACCACAACTTGAGCCACTACGGGCGAGGCCAGACCCGCAAGCATTAAAAAACCCAAGACCAGAACACGATATAAGTTCTAT